GCGCGGTGCAAGCCTCGTGGGTCGGTGAAGGTCAGCAAAAGCCCCTCACCAAGGGTTCGTTCGGTCGTCAGACCCTGAACCCGACCAAGCTCGCGGTCATCTTCGCCGAGTCCGCTGAAGTCGTGCGTCTCAACCCGCTCCAGTACCTGGAGACGATGCAGCGCAAGATCGGTGAGGCTTTCGCTCTCGCCTTCGACGCTGCCACGCTGCACGGCATCAACAAGCCTGCGAACTTCGTCGGCTACTTGGGCCAGACCACCAACGCGGTTTCGCTGTCTGACACCGTCGCCGGCACAACCGGCGCAGGAGCTGGCAACCAGACCAACGCGTACACCAGCTTCAACAACGCGCTGAGCCTGCTGGTCAACTCGACCAACGCCGACGGCCGCCAGCGCGTCTGGAGCGGCACCCTGCTCGACCAGGTGACCGAGCCTCTGCTCAACCTCTCGGTTGACAGCATCGGCCGGCCGCTGTTCGTTGAGCAGCCGTTCTCCAGCACCAACGGCCTGACCGGGGCCGCGGCCTTCATCAGCCAGAACTCCGTCCCGCAGCGTGGTGGCTCGATCTTGGGCCGCCCGACGCTGATCTCCGACCACGTCTCGAACGGGACCGTGGGAAGCCGGACCATCGGCTTCGCCGGAGACTTCTCCCAGGTCGTCTGGGGCCAGGTCGGTGGTCTTTCCTTCGACGTCACCGACCAGGCCACCCTGGACTTCTCGGCGAACCAGGATGGCTCCAACCTCGTGTCGCTGTGGCAGCACAACATGGTTGCCGTCCGGTGTGAGGCTGAGTACGCCTTCCTGGTCAACGACCCGCAGGCGTTCGTCCGTCTGACCGACGAGCTGCTCCCGGGTAGCTTCACGCTTGCTGTGCTGGGTTCGCCTACTGGCGGCGCCTTCACCGTCAAGTTCAACGGTCAAGAGACCGGGACGATCGCGTACAACGCGACCGCCGCGGCCGTCAAGACCGCGATCTTGGCTCTGGCGGATGGTCTCCAGGCGTCCGACGTCACCGTCACGCTGTCGGGGTCTACCTACACCATCACGGTGCCGGGCACCATCACCAAGGGTACCGACGCTCTGACCGGTGGGACTTCGCCGTCCACCACGGTTACACCCGTCTGATCGACATAGTCGCTGGGCTCCCCACCCGCAAGGGTGGGGGGCTTGGCTTCTACCAGGAAGGCAACCCATGACATACGCAACGGTGACCGACGTAACCAACCGTTGGGGCAAACCGGCGTCGGAGATCCCGACGGAGGTGCTCACCCTGATCGCTACCCGCTTGGGTGATGCCGAGCGTATGATCGTGCGGCGGCTCACCAGGCTAAACCGGACGATCTCCGGCGACCTGCTGGCGGGCACCTACCTGGAGCAGGACCTCGTGCAGGTTGAGGCGGAGGCCGTTCTGGCTCTCGCCAAGAACCCCGAGGGTTTCATCTCCGAGACCGACGGCAGCTACACCTACGAGGTCGCCCCCGCGCTGGCCACGGGTGCTCTCGACATCACGGCCGAGCAGTGGGGTTGGCTCGGCGTGAAGATCTCCAGCCTGACGGTCATCATCCCGCTCGCCACGGTGCCGCAGGGATGAGCCAGTACAAGGGTCTTGGTGACCCGGACTACGACGAGTTCGTCCCGCAGACGCCGATCGTCATCGGTGGTCGGATGTTCAACCCCTCAGCGTGCATCCACGGCCTCAATCTTGATGCTGGCACCGAGGACCCCAACAACGTGCACCAGTGCGCCCACGACTGGCGCGTCTACTGGGGGAACCAGAAGAGGGCGCAGTAATGGGCCTGCTGTCACGTTCCCCGCAGTTCGTCGACGTCGTGTTCTACCCGCAGATCCAGTTCGAGGACCCCGATGGCAACACCATCACCCAGGCCTCGAAGACGGGTCTGCCGGGCAAAGCACGCTTCCAGGCGATCACGTTCATCTCGACCGGGTCGAAGTCGCAGGCCAACATCGAGGGTGGTTTCAACACCCAGAAGATCTACGGTATGCGCCCGGCCCCGCTCCTAGCGGACGGGACGCCGACACCGCCTATGGGCCCGTGGTCTCAGGTCGAGTGGAACGGCGAGAAGTTCGCGTTCTCCGGCGCGGCCAACGTCTACTCCGGCTCCGCCCGCACCCAGCACGACATCTACTTCGTCCGGAAGTACTAGCCGTGGCCATCGAGTGGCTGATGGCGATGACCCCGATGGACCTCGTAGTCAGCCACATGGCGGGCGTGCAGGGCGCGCTCGACGTCGTCCAAGAGACCGTCTACGAGAAGGCTAAGGCCAACCTGGCCGAGGCCCGAGCCTCGACGACCCACTCCAAGATCATCGGCCCGAGCCACCTGACGAAGATCACCAAGTCGAAAGGCGAGGTCGATCGGTTCGTCAACATGGAGGCCCCGAACCCGATGTCTATCGAGTTTGGCCACGCCCCTTCCGGGTACTTCGATCCTGAGAAGTACGGCAAGATCACAAAAGCCCCGATGGGGCTGTACATCCTGACCAAAGCTAGCGGCGTGGGGGGCATGTGATGAGCAGAATCCCCCGCGTTGCCAAGATTATGATCCCCATCATCCGAGCAGGACTTGCTGCGGACGATGTCAAGGTCGGGACCTGGACCGAGGACATAGACCTCCGCCACTTCCCGATGATAAACCTCCGCCGTGTCGGTGGAACAGGACGCAACCCGAAGCGCCCGACGCAGATCAGCCACGCGCTGGTCGAGATGGCCATATACGGGGTTGATACCCTGGATGACACCGAACAGCTGTACGAGGATGCCCTGGAGGCCCTCTTTGACGCCTGGCTTCATCAGACGCTGACCGATGCTGGATACATCCACAGCATCAAAGAGCACATCGCGATGGAAGTTATGACGTCACCGTTTGAGGACTCCTGGAGAGTCCAAGGCCTAATCCTGGTCGGCATCCGCCCACCGTGGATACCCCTTTCACGCACCTAGAAATGGAGAGCACACATGAGTGGGCTTAATGACAACGCCGTTATCACCGCGGCGATCGGCTACGTTTACGTTGCCGATCCGGGGACAGCTCCCCCGACCCCGAGCCAGCTAGCTTCGCTGAATCCCGAGACCTACGGGGCCTCGGCCATCACCGTCAAGATCACCGGATCGCCTACCGGCGGGACGTTCACCGTCACCGTCGGCGGCATCGTCTCATCGGCGCTGCCGTACAACATCAGCAACGAGGCCTTCCAGACCGCGATCGAGGCTCTGTCGAGCGTCGGCGCTGGAAACACCGACGTCACCGGCGTCTCGCTTACCGACACCGCTGGCCTGACGATCGCCCTCGTGGGCGAGCTCGATGGCCAGGTAGTCACGGCCTCCGGCTCCGGCACCAACCTCACCGGCGGCTCTACCCCGGCGGTCGGTGTCACCGTGTCGGCCAGCCCCAACGGCTGGACGATGCTTGGCCACACCTCTCGCGAGGATATGCCGGAGTTCGGCTACAAGGGTGGCGAGTACATCCTGAAGGGCACCTGGCAGCGCCAGCGCCTGCGCCTTGTCCGCGACAAGGAAATCCCGGCCGACCACGTTACGCTCAACCTTGAGCAGTGGGACGAGACCACGCTGGAGTACTACTTCGGCGCGGACGCCGCGACCGGTGAAGACGGCGTGTTCGGCGTGGATGGTTACTTCATCCCGATCGAGAAGGCATTCCTGGTCATCTTCAAGGATGGCCCGGTGCAGGTTGGCTTCTACGCCAGCAAGTCCGCGATCACGCGCTCGGCTGCTGTGAAGCTGCCGATCGACGACTTCATCGCGATGCCGATTAAGGCGATCTTCCTGAATATGGGCGTTCGCCGGCTGTACGACTGGATCTCTGAGGACTTGTTCGTTAAGTCCTGACCGAGCCGGGTGGGGCGGTAACTCTGGCGGGCCGCCGTCCCACCCCCTAGTCACGTTCAACCCACGTGCCTGCCGCGTTTAACGAAGCCCGCCACGATCAACCTAACTTGAAAGGCTCGCCATGACGTTCACCACCGACAAGCTGCGCTCTAGCGTTCGCGCGAAGTTCACCGCCGTCCCGATCGCTCTGGACGACGGAACCGAGATCACGCTGGCCCCGCTGACGCGGCTCGAAGAGGACGACCGCAAAGCTGTCGTCACCGCGCTCCAGGAGTTCTCGGAGATTACGGACGACACCGAAGAGGTCACGCTGCTGCAGGCGATCGAGGTCCTGGAGAAGCTGCTCGCGGTCATCGCTTCCGACTGGGACGCGCTGCACGCGGACCTCGTCGACGACGACACGCTGCTGTACTCCAACCTGCTGGGTGAGATCGTCCAGTACTGGGGCAAGGAGACACGCCTGGGGGAAGCGTAGAGCTGTGTCGTCTGATTGACGAGCACGGCGACGTTCTGATCCCCGACCTGCAGCACTACTTCGGTATTGACGCCCGGGGTCTGTTCGACGAGGACAACCCGCTGGACCCGGCGTGGGTGCTGATGCACGCTACGTCGCTACCGATCGAGTCGGCCTTTATGGCGGCTCTCCGCGGCGGCGAGCGCTTCGTCGGCTGGGACCAGGGCCGCTATATGCAGGCCCGTCTCATCGACTCGATAGCGGCGTTGAACTACACGCTCATCCTGATCCACCGAGATCCCCACAAACAGATGCCCGACCCGCCAGCATCCTACCCACTCCCAGATGATCTGTCGCGGATCAAACGAGCCCCGAGGGCGGGGTCGTTCGGCGCGACGATGCTGGGCCACATGAACAAAGTGCTCAAGGCGAAAGCGGGTGACTGATGGCTGATGGTGCGGGCACCGAAGTCGGCCGGATCTCGATCAAGGTCACCCCGAATCTCCAGGGCTTCCGCGAGAAGATCCGTGCGGAGCTGGCCGAGATTTCGGCGGGCGACCACGACATCCCGGTCAACGTCGATCTCGACACCGGGAAGGCCCGTGCCGAGCTCGACGAGCTGGAGCACGGCCACCACGACGCCCGTGTCGACCTCGACCTCGACGCGAAGGGTTTCCGGGCGAAGCTTGCTGCTGAGACCCGGCCCCGAAAGGTCAAGGTCAAGGTAGAGTACGACGACAAAGGCGGACTCGACCGGGTCAAGAAGAACATCGACCGATTCCTCACCAACGAGGGTATCGAGATGGGCCGGGCGCACCAGCGCCTGCTCTCAGCGATGCGAGGCCACACCCCGCAGGCGGTGGCAGGCCGGATTCCTGCGGGCGACCCGCGCCGCGGTCTCCTCTCCCAGTTCGGCGACAGCATATCGAGCCTTGCGAGCAAGGCTAAGTTCCCCGACCTTGCCCCGAACATCGGCGGCCTTGGCGCCTTCGGCTCTATCGGCATCATCGTCGCGGGCCTGTCGCTGCTGGCTCCGGCCCTGGCTCTGGTCTCGCAGGCGCTTGTCGGCCTGCCCGCGCTGGTAGCCGGGTTCGCACTCCCGCTGGGGGTTGCCGCCATCGGGTTCAAAGGCATCAAGGCAGCTTTGGATGACTCCGGGATTCTGTCTCTCATCACCGGGAAGCCCGGAAAGGGCGGGAAGCCCGGCGGCAAGGACAAGCAGGAGCCCGGCCAGATCCTCAAGGACATCGTCAAGCAGGTCTCGGACACGTTCCAGACCGGCCTGACGCCCGTCTTCAAGCAGATAGCGGGTATCATCCCGCAGCTGGCACGCGGGCTGCCGTTCGTGGCAGAGGGCCTCGTCCACATGGCCGAGGGTCTCGGTAACATCCTCGCGACCCCGAAGTTTACCGAGGGGTTCGACCGGTTCACCAACAGCGTCGGAACGATGCTGACGAACCTGTCCCCGGCGCTGCAGCTGTTCACCGATGCGATGTCCAGCCTGATCTTCAACGTGGGCGATCACCTTCCGGGGTTCGCCAACACGATGACGCAGTGGGCGGGTCAGTTCTCGAACTGGGTCTCGAAGATCTCCGAGCCCAAAAAGGACTGGTTCAACAAGGACATCCCGAACAGCTCTACGCTGGACACGGCTGTCGCCAACATGAAACCGGTCTTGGACAGCGTCAAAGACTTCGTCGGTGACCTGATGGGCCGCGGGCTGAAGCTGGCCGGCGACCCCAACCTCATCGGTGGTATCAAAGAGTTCTTCGGCGGCTTGGACCATCTGGCCGAGCAGATCTCCCGGATGGGCCCGGTCTTCGAGGGCCTGGCCGGGATCATCAGCCACATCCCGGCCAGGCCCTCGAAG